AGAAGGAGAATATTCTGAATGTGTTTATGCTTCCTGTACTAACTCAGAGGGAATAGACTTTGATGCTGTAACAAAACAACAGTTAATTCAATGTGTGTTAAATGATCAATTGACTTTAACTGAAAACCAAATGCAACAAAATATCTCTGATAAAATTGAAAAACAAAAAACACCACAGAGTATTTCAAAATTTAAAAATTTTTAGGGAGAATAGTTAATGAATTTCGGAGCAACATCTTTTTCTGAAGTTGCTATTTCAGGAGATACAATAGAACGTGTATTAGTTAATGTAACTGGACAAGAATTAACTACTACAGAAGGAAATTTAACAGCTACTGGAACTGCTAATGTAAATGTAACTGGTCAAGATTTAACTGTCCAAGAAAATACACCAAGTATAACTGCAGATGCAAATGTTAATATAACAGGTGAATTATTAAGTATCACTGAAGGTAATGTTACAATAACTGCAAACGCTGATGTTAATGTAACTGGACAAGAATTAACTACTACAGAAGGAAATTTAACAGCTACTGGAACTGCTAATGTAAATGTAACTGGTGAATTATTATCTGCTAATTTAAATAGTGTTACAATAAATGCAAACGCTAACATAAACGTAACCGGTCAAGATCTAACTGTTCAAGAAAATACTCCAAGTATAACTGGAGATGCAAACGTTAATATAACAGGTCAATTATTATCTTCTACTTTAAACAGTGTAACGGTAGAAACAGTTTCATTGGTAAATGTAACCGGACAAGAATTAACTGCTGCAGAAGGAAATTTAATAGCCACTGGAACTGCTAATGTTAATTTAACAGGTATTAATCTTACAATAGAAGAAGGAGTTTTAAGTGCTGTGGTTTGGACTCCAGTAGATATTGGATCAAGAACTACATATAACATTGTAAATACAGGAAGTTCTGTAACTTGGACAAAAGTAGATCAAGGATCGTCATCAACATGGAAAGAAGTAGCTTGATTTACAATATAAATACAATATAATATAGAATATGGCAAATTCAACATCAGCAAATTTATACTTAACCGTTCAAACGACCGGAGAAAATTCAGGTACTTGGGGTCAAATTACTAATACCAATTTACTTATTTTAGAACAAGCTATCGGTGGATATGCTGGAGTAGGTTTAAATGCAACAACCGGTGCAACTTTAGTTTTTTCAAATGGTGTTTTATCAAATGGTAAAAATCAAGTTATAAAATTAACAGGAACTATTACTTCTAACGTAGATGTAATTGTTCCAAATGATGCAACATCAGGTATCCCTCCCCAAAAAACTTATATTGTAGAAAACGCAGCTGTAGGTGCATTTACAGTTACTTTTAAAACACAATCAGGAACAGGTATCACTTGGTCTGCAACAGATAAAGGAAAGAAAATTTTATATTCTGATGGAACTAATGTTTATGAAGGTATTAGTTCAATAGGTAATTTAGAAGTTTCAGGAAACTTAGACGTAGATGGTGGCACAATAAAATTAGACGGAAATTATCCAACAGGAACAGATAACGTAGCTTTAGGAAACCAAGCTTTAGAAGCAGTAGAAGCTGGTGGTATTCAAAATACAGCAGTAGGAAACAAAGCACTTGAAAATGTTACTACAGGAGATAACAACATTGGTGTGGGTCACAGAACGTTATGTACTTTGACTACAGGCTCATGCAACGTAGCAGTAGGTAAAGATGCACTTAGAACTAATACAGGTGATTCTAATGTAGCTATAGGTCAAGAAGCTTTAGTTCTTAATGAATCTGCATCAAACAATACAGCAGTAGGTGCTTTAGCTTTAACAGCTAACACCACAGGTTGTCAAAATACTGCAGTTGGTAATCTTTCTTTGTCTGCAAATACTACAGGTTGTCAAAATACTGCAGTTGGTAATCTTTCTTTGTCTGCAAATACTACAGGAATAAATAACATAGCAATTGGCCATGCTTCCTTATGTGCAAACACGACAGGGTTAAATAATACAGCGGTGGGTGTTTCTTCTTTAAAAGCTAACACTAGCGGTTGTCAAAATACATCTTTAGGAACTAGTTCTTTACCTGCGAATACAACGGGAATTGATAACGTTGGTGTGGGACAGCAAACACTTTTTAGTAATATATCCGGTAATAATAATACGGCAGTTGGAAGAGCCTCTTTACTTTGTAATACAACAGCTTGTAATAATACTGCAGTTGGTAATTTAGCATTATTTACAAATTCAACAGGTCAGTCTAACACTGCAGTAGGAAGATCTGCTTTACTTAGTAACACCACGGCTAATAAAAATACAGCCGTTGGTTTTAATGCATTATTTAATGGTACAACCGCTGCAGAAAATACAGCGATTGGAACGGAAGCTTTACTAGCTACCACTACTGGTTCTAATAACATCGCTGTGGGAAGTGCAGCATTAATCTGCAACACTACTGGTTGTCAAAATGTGGCGATTGGTCTAAGAGCTTTATGTAGTCACACGACATCGGAAAATAATATTGGAATTGGTCATTTTGCATTAGTAAATACTACAACAGGGGCTGCTAACGTTGCTTTGGGAACTGAAACAATGTGCACTAATTCAATAGGGTGTCAAAACACGGCAATTGGAGTTAGTTCTTTATGTAATATTACAACAGGGGTTAATAATGTAGTTCTTGGATATCAAGCAGGAACAGACGCTGTATGTAATATAACAACTGGTTCAAACAACGTTGTTATAGGAAATAATTCAATTACCAATGCTTTAATTAAAGTTGCATTTACGGTAACTTCAGACGCTAGGGATAAAACAAACTTTAGCACAGTTCCACATGGTTTAGATTTTGTTAGTAAATTAGAACCTGTTTCATTTCAATTTAAAAAATCAAGAGAAGATGATACACCAGAGGGTCAAGTTAGATATGGTTTTAAAGCTCAAGATATACTTAAACTTGAAGGAGATAATAATGTTATTATTGATAATACTAATATTGAAAATTTAAAATACAAAGGGGAACATTTAGTACCAGTATTAGTTAATGCAATCAAAGAATTGACAAAAAGAATAAAAGATTTAGAAGATAAGTAATAACAAACGAAAGAGGATAAAATGTTAAATACGTATGTCGTAGAAGGCGGAGTAGGTAAGTGTGCTACATTTAGTGCATTAATTCCTAAGTTAAAAGAAAAAGGAGATGTGCAAATATACACACCTTACATTGGTTGTTTTGCAAGTAACCCAGATGTTAAATTAGTTTTAGAACAAACACTTCCTTTGCAAGACGCTAGGATAATGGCATCAGATAATATCTTTTACTGTGAGCCTTACAAATCTAATTTTCAATTTGGTAAGCAACATATCATTGAAAGCTACTGTGAACATCATGGTGTTGAATATGATAAGTCTATGTTGCCTAAATTATACACAGAACATTTAAAAGAAAATGTAGATAAATGGTTAGACAAAAACAATATTAAAAAATATATTCTTGTTCAATTTTCTGGTGGTCAATCTCCATTAACTTATAATGGTCAGTACAATAACATTAACCCAAATAGAAATTATCAACCATTTTTAGCACAGCAAGTTATTAATATGTTAAAAGAAGAGTACAAAGATGCCACAATAATTGATTGTACTTTACCTAATGAGCCATCTTATCTTAACACAGTTAAATGTGATCTTCATTGGTCAGAAGTACATGAACTAATGAAAGATGCTATGGGATTTGTTAGCATAGATAGTTGCTTAAATCACTTCTCAGCATCTACAGAAAAACATGGAGTAGTCATTTGGGGTTCAACAAGATGGACACAATTTGGTTACGAACATAATAAAAACCTACAATTTCACATGAAAGATAAGTGGAATGAGGCTAAATTTAATGATAGTGATCCTAGAAATAATATGGTAGAACCTCAAATAATTATTGATAATTTTAAGAAACTTGATAAAACTAAAACTGTTGCTTGCGCAATAGAATAGGAGACAAATATGTCAGACGAAATAAGAACAGCACAAGAAATAGCTCAAGACTATACAGCCATGGGTCATTCTGTAGATTTAATTAATGGTATTATTGATAGTTCTAAAATGACCGACAAAACGGACGAAGATAAAAAAGAATGTGTAAAAAGAAATGTTGAACATTTAGAATTTATGCTTTCTAAAGAATATTGGACTAATCAAGATATGACATCGGCCCATTTAGCTATTACATCTGGCAAATCTTATACAACAGAATAGAAAAAATATGATTTTTAAATTTGTTAATGAAGAATATGATAGTGAAAAACTTTCAGAAAAGGGGAAAATTTATTTAAATAAATTAAATAATATAACTGCTAAAAAAAATCAATTAGTATCAGAATATACAGACTGTGAGGTACTACAAAAAAACTATATAGAACTCCTAAAAGAAGAATTACCTAAAAAAGAAGTTAAAAAAACACTTTCTAAAAAGAAGTAAACACTTTATATTTATATAAAAATATAATAGACTGTTTAAATGCTACAAAAACTTAACTTTAAACCCGGTTTTAATAAACAAATTACAGATTCAGGAGCTGAATCTCAATGGGTTGATGGAGATTTTGTAAGATTTAGATATGGACTTCCTGAAAAAATAGGGGGTTGGTCACAACTTACAAATTCTAATAATACTTTACCTGGAGTAGCACGTGCTCAACATGCGTTTACAAGTATTGCTGGTGAAAAATACGTAGCAATAGGAACCTCACAAGGTTTATTTTTATATTATGAAGGTAATTTTTTTGATATTACTCCAATAGATAATGATATAATTACTGGAGCTAATTTTGATGCAACATCTGGATCTCCAACGGTTACAGTTAATAAAACATCACACGGTTTATTAGATGGTAGATACGTAACGTTTTCATCAGTTACGGTTCCAACAGGTTCAGGTTATACAACAACAGATTTTACAGGTAACACGTTTGAAGTTTTAAATAAAACAGCTAATACATTTGAAATTACTATGCCTTCTAATTCCGCAGCTTCAAGTTCAGGAACAGGTTCAGCACAAATTGATCCTTATGAAATTGTTGGTCCAACATTTCAAACTGCAGGTTTGGGTTGGGGAACCGACACTTGGGGTTCTGATACATGGGG